TTAGTCTTGCGTCCATTTTATAATACTAAATCTTGTTCGGTTATTTGGAACTCAATAGGGTCTCCAAGAACCACTCTTAATGACTCATCAAATGTGATGTACCAAAAAATTGGGTCATCATATATTGCGGTCTTATAAAAACACCAGTGTTGTGTCTCACCACCTGGTACTGGCAATCCGTAATATGTATCACATAATTGTACGGCATCAAGTGCCTCTTGTTCTGTTGGATATGTATATCCTAATAATTCTACTATCATGGTAAACTATAATATGTTCTAATATTTAATGCCATCGCTGCGTTCTGTGCTTGTCTACTATCAGAATACATAATGGCTTCTTGTGCAACTCCATACATCCTTGTTGTTGTCAAATCAGATCTACCAAATAATTGTGTTGGTGCGATAGGCCCGTTGAATGTACCAGGTACTAATGTAAGACCTGAATTATTGAATGTTGTATTAAGGGTTGTTCCACTAATATAGAAGTTAGCATTTCTTGCAATTAACGATTCAGGTGCCACACTTCTAACACTTACTCCATCATAACCACCCTGACCTACAACTCCACCAAATGTACCACCATAGAACAATCCTTTGTTTTGTGTTGGGTTCCAAAGTACATAGTTAATTGCGTTGAATGCGTTAAGATAACCAACTGTTAAGAACGTATTTGCATTTGGTGAACCTGTTATTGGATATGGAGGTCTTGTAAACATAAAGTATACTGGTTTTCCACCTGATGTTAACAATGAACCTGCAGATACAACATAACTTTGGTCTACCGCTGCTAATGTTCCTGTATCCAATCCATTACCTGACTGGTCATATATTTTAACAATCCTACCATCACCTGCTCCACAGAAAGTTAACAATGTTGCAGTATCCATATTCTCCCCAACAAATCCGATATCAAGTTCTGCGTTATCACTACTTCTTCTAACCCTAAATGCTGCACCTGTATAACCACTTCTTAACTTTCTAACAGAATATGCTTGTGTTGCTCCTGTATAGATATCCAAGAAGTACTGTGTTGATACAGTTGAAGTTGGGGTTGGTGTGTTTGTTGGAGTTTCAGTATTTGTTGGAGTATTTGTAATAGTTGGAGTTTGTGTTGATGTAACACTTGGAGTTGGTGTTTCTGTATTTGTTGCAGTAATACTTGGGGTTGGTGTTTGAGTAAGTGCCATTGTACTTGTTGGTGTATTAGTATTTGTTGGAGTATTAGTTTGTGTTGCAGTGATACTCGGTGTTGGAGTACTTGTATTTGTTGCGGTAATACTTGGAGTTGGTGTACTTGTTTGTGTTGCAGTAATACTCGGTGTGTTTGTTTGTGTAACACTTGGAGTATTTGTTGGAGTACTTGTATTTGTCGGTGTCTGTGTGGAGGTTTTTGTTGGTGTTTGAGTTTGTGTATTTGTTGGGGTCTGAGTGTTTGTTGGAGTTACTGATGGGGTATTTGTTTGAGTTTGTGTTTGTGTTACAGTTGGTGTCATTGTGTTTGTTGGAGTAACAGTTGGAGTTGGGGTTGGTGAAGGTGTTGGGTCAATGAATGAATCAAACGCTGCATCACACCTATCAAGTGGTGTCATAACTGATATATTAACAACACCAGTCCAACCAGCACATAAGTCGTGAAACTTCTCAATGAATGGATAACAAGTTACAGTAGTATCAAGATAATACTTCTGATTAAAGTTACCCAAACTATCCGTAACTGATAACCTAAATTGTGATATAATATCATCCAATATCTGATTGGTATCTGATAACACATCAACTTGGTTATCTATATCCCTCTCCAAAATATCAAGAACAATAACATTGAACTCATAGTTCATATATCCAAAGTTCTGCGTCACATTGGAAGGGACAACATATAATAAGGGGTAAAATGGTGCTTGATAATCGGTATTATCCTCCTTGTTTCTTGATTCAGTCCAATAAGACAAATCCTCAAGTGCACCTATCCCATATGAATTAATTTGTTTGTGATGATCTGCCAGTAATCTAAAATCATCAGCAAATGTTTTATAGTTTATACTATCGTGAACTATTGGAGTACCTGTAAAGGTTTCAAACGCTGCACTACATCTATCAAGGTATGTCATTGTCTTAATCCTTAATGTTGCAGTCCAACCATTTGTTAAGTCGTGATATTTCTCCAAGAAGGGTATACATTCAACCGCATCATCCACATAATATTTCTTCTCATAGTCACCCTGTATTTGTGTTACTGATAAAACAAATTGTGAGATAACATCCTGAAGGATTTGCAATGTATCAGAACATATATCAATCTGGTTATCCAAATCCCTTTCCAAAATGTCTAATACAATAACATTAAACTCCCAAGTTTTAAATTGCAAACTATTCTCCACTTTGGATGGGACAACATACAAATAAGGATAATATGGAGCTTGAATGTCCGTATTATCTTCTTTGTTTCTACTTTGAACTTCATAAGACAATTCATCAATGTCACCCAAACCAAACGAATTTATCTGTTTGTGTCTGTTTGCCAAATTCTGAAAGTCATCTGCAAGTGTTTTAAAATTAATTGTCATTTGTTTTGCATTTGTTTTATCATTTTTTCCCTTTCGTTATTTTGATCCATAATGAAAGCAAGATGATTAAGACAAGCCACAAGGGGCTGGTTAGTAACATAATCAACTTGCCAAATTTTGTTTTCGGATAGTAAGGCAATGCTCGTATACCATCCCCAAAACTTTGCAAACCCATTCTCAACTTCATCTTCTGGTACTCCAATCTGTTCTGTGAATAAAGTACTGTAAGTGCTTGTGATGTTTTTCCTATAGTCAAGAAAAAAAAAAGCGCCCCCTCAATATACTTGATGGGGAGTTCTTCCATTTCTTTTATCCTCTTTTTAAAATCAGACTTTGAATATTCAGTTCCATCTTCAATATAGAAATATCCTGCCAACTCGTTCAAGTTCTCTATTCTATATTTCTCGTCTCTATTCAAAAATGTATCAATATCCACAAACTGACCAAAAGATATTTTATCCAAATCCACAAACTTATACTTAATGTTATTAAGGGTTAACTCTTTGGTAAAGGTTTTATTCTCCCTGTTAAACTCATTAAATATTTTGTTCCCAATATTTTTAATCACCAGTGCATCTGCAGATAATATTGTTTCTTTAGATAACCCTGTGATAACTTCTATCATTTTAATATACAAGTTCTGCTCACTATAAATATCCTTAAACCTCATAACTTGAGACCACTGACTTATTGTCGGTTCACCTATTTCATAAGTCTTTCCATTAAACTCAACTATCATCATAAATAAATATTTTTTTTAATAAACATGCACTCCAGTATTTCTACCAACTTTCATTTCCATAACATATCTCACAGGGTCAAGCAAATGGTTATTGTCATCAATAGGTTCATCTATTATCTTACCATTTTTATCTTTCTTCCACGAATATGAGTTAAGTTCGTTAATTAGGTTAGGGGATTCGTTATATATAAATACTTTCTTTCTCTTAATTAAATCTATCCCGTGTAATATTGTGTTCTTTTTAACTGGTTTTGCATTCAAACCAGCCCTCCTTAATTCTTCAATAGCTTCAGGTTTTGCACTATCACAATAAAAATCCTGTTTTAAATTAATACCCAAATCAGTTATCTTATAAATAAAATCCGGTATGGTTGTATTTCTTAAGTACAAATATTCCTTGAGATAAATTGCATTATCTACCTTATCCTCATATACTGCAACTAATGTGTTAGGTGAAGAGTACCCAAAGTCTATTCCATACGCTAACAACTTTGTATGTTCGGGTATTTTATCAGTTAAATGCCAAGTATTAAAAACTAATGTCGTTGGTAATCCTCTCTCACCTAATGAATATATCCTATAATAGTTCTCATCAGTTTCTTTAAACCTTTCAATTTCGTCAATAATAGATTGTGGTAAATAGGGGTTATCTCTCCAAGTTGTTAAAAACAAATAAGCGTCATCCCTTTCTTCTAAATCATATATCCAAGAATTAATCTCTGATGGGTTATAGTCCATAGTAACTATGGATTCAGTCCTCATTATAAGTTGTCTCCAATCCTCAATGTGTAACTCATTTGCTTCATTACAATACAGATATGTTCTTTTAGAACCCCTTAACTTTTGAGGTTCATCCACCGAGAAAAAGTTTATTATTGAACCATTTGGTAGTTCATAATATCCATCCTGTTTGTGCCATTTTGTTGGGTCGTATATTCCAAATAACTCAAGAACTTCAACAAGGTCTTTTAATATGGATGCCTTAAGTGAGGGTAATGTTTTTCTAACTATTGATAATGTTTTACCATCCTCTGATAATAGTTTCTGAACCCACCAAATAAGTAGGTTATAACTTTTACCACTTCTGGATCCTCCTTGAGCAATAATAATTCTCTTATTCTGTTCAACCGCTCTCTCGCAGTGTGCAAATACAACTGTGGATTTTATTTTAACTGTCAATTATTATTTGTTTTCAACAATTTTATCTCTTTTAATTATATTATCTCTCCACCATAATGGTTGAAGATTTGTATAATGATTAAGTTTGTATAATTCTTCTTCATTTTTTGCACTTGCTAAAGGAATAATATGATCAATATGCCAACCAAATTGTGTGTGATTTTCCCAATTCATCCCTTCTTGAAATTGTGATTCTAAATGGTTTTTTAATGTGTTCCAATCACAACCTAAAATTGAAATAGATGGAATCCTTTTTCTATCAATATATTTTCTAATATTGTTTCTATAATTTTGTTTTAGTTTTTCCATAGGGTTAGATTGATATCTTTCCCTATTTTTTTTAACAAAAATATGCATATTAGTTTTTCTATACTCTTTCTGATATTCAATATAATTATCGGTCTGACTTCTTTTTTTATTCCTTATTTTATCATACTCTCTTCTATCTTCAGTATTAAAATATTGTTTAGTGCAAGGAATACAATAAACTGATAACCCATCTTTTCTACATTTATTCTTGTAGAAATCATCTTTAGATTTTGTAGTGTTACAAGATTTGCATTTTTTTTGGTTAGGTATAATTGTTTCCTCTTGTTTTAATTTTTCTTGTAATCTGATATAATTTTTTTTATATCTATTATTCATACAAGTTTTACATTCATTTCTATATCCAATACCAGAAACTAATTTTCTCGTAGGAAAATCATCCAAATTTTTAATCACCTCACATTTAGAACATTTTTTCATCTTACAAAATTAATGAAAAATTTATTATCTACTAGCATTCCTTTTATGAAAACTGGATTTTGATGAATGTTTATTGAATGACTTTTTTTGAACCCCAGTCTTTTTCTTTCCAAACCTTATTTTGTTTGGTGTACTATTTCCCTTCTTCATATGAATTTATTTTTTCCGTTCTCCATTTATAACCGATAATATTGATATGTCCGTTTAATCTAATCATACCACTATCTAATCTAATTTTATCTCTGTCTAAATTGTATTTTTTGGATACTTCACTCCAATGTTCATAAATCCCAACTAATTTATCATCTTGGTCGTATTGATATATTTTTGGATTAACAAGTTTCCAAATATACCCACCCCTACTATCAAACTTTGTTCTATTATAAGT